TAATGGAGAGCGTCCCGAAGGGTGCCGCAGTTGCTGGGATATGGAAGACAGCGGAGTTAAAAGCACACGTCAGCAAACTACAGAAGATTATAAAAAGATAACTGACTTTAAAAAAGTGGAATCTGTTATAGCTGAAGATTATTCAATGCCATTGGATAACTTAAAAAGTATAGAAGTTAGATTTGATAATATTTGTAATCTAATGTGTCGACATTGCAGTCCAGATTATAGCAGTGTTTGGGAAATCGCAGTTAAACGTGACTCTGCACTAAATGACAAAATGATACAGTTTGGAACATTTAGGAAACAGGAAACTCATGTTAGATTAAATGACAGGATTATTGAAGAGATTGGTACACTGTCCAGCAACCTGTCAGAGGTTATGTTAGCAGGTGGCGAGCCGTTGTACCATGATAAGCATTACAAGTTTATAGAATCATTGTTGCCCAATGCAGCTAATATTATGCTGAGTTACAACAGTAACCTCACTACACTAGAGTACAAGAACAAAAATATATTAGACTTGTGGAAAAACTTTAAAAGAGTATTACTACGTGTCAGTATCGATGGAGACAGGGATTGTTATCAATATGTTCGTGTGCATAACGATCTTGACAAAGTAGAACATAACATTGCTCAAGTAATAGAACTGTCTAATACAAAAGTAAATGCCACCTGCACTACAAGTTTACTAAACATAACTCGACTAACTAGTATTGCTGAATACTTTTTAAGTTTAGGTGCGTATTTCCATACTAGCATTGTTCAGTATCCGAGGGCGTTAAATCCTAAACTGTTGCCACAAGAGTTAAAAGATAAAGTCACACGTGAATGGACAGAGTGGACTGCTGATATTGATGCTAACATTGTTAAACATCTAAAACAGACACGTAACAATGACTTAGAACAGCATAAGAAAAGTATTCTTAAGTTCGGTAATCAAGTAGTTGATTATATGAACTCCGGTGATTGGAATCAACACTGGCACGAGTTTGTTGATTACTCTCTAGTACTAGACAAGAACTTAGGAACAGATATTATCACAGTATATCCCGAGTTTGAACAATATTTTCCAAGCAGCAATATTACCTCTATAAATATATCATGAAAATACTTATAACAGGAAATCCAGTAAAAGGCCTTGCATCAGCATTATTAAAACTGTATCCCGATGCAACATTTGCGTCGAGAGTCAACGGATACGATCTAACAACCAAAGACGGTTATAAAAAACTTGTTGATCAGATTACAGAGTTTGATGTATTTGTAAACTCTAGTGCGCTATGGAAGTTTAATCAAACACTAGTACTAGATGCTGTTTATAAAAAATGTGTAGAAGTCAATCACAATATACATATCGTCAATATTGGTTCTACCACAGATCGTGTAATGAAAGCAACATCGTGGATGTACAATGCAGAAAAAAAAGCACTCCGCGATTACTGTAATAGTCTGAGCCTTACACACGTTTGGGAAGGCGGCCCTAAAGTTAGTCTTATCAGTTTAGGCAGTTTATCTAATGTACAGGAAAAACATCCTGCTCGAGTATGTCTTGATATAGATCGTGCAGCCGTGTATGTTAAGTGGATTATTGATCAACCTAAAGATATATGCATTAATGAACTTAGTTTGGATCCTATTCAACGATGAAAACAATAGGTATATTTGGGGACAGTCACGCAGATTGTACATACTTAGAATGGAAGACAAAATTTAAATCTGTAGGTTTAGGTTGGCCTGAACTATTAGCACTTAAATATAAAGTAAAAAACTATTCTACGGGCGGATCGGGGATGTTTTATTCCTATGATTTATTCAAACACCAGCATTCTAATTTTGACATTATTGTCTACGTCCCGACACAGGCAACTAGATTTCCAATATATCTTCCCGACGAAGGTGCGATTCGACACATGGTACCGGGATTCTTAGTCAATCAAGCCCCACAAGAAATAAGTCGAACGAAGAAACAAAACAGACCCAACGATCTTAAAGTAATAGAAGCTGCAATAAGCTATTCATTGTATATCTTAGATGTGAAAAAAGAAAAAGAGATGAAGCATCTAATGCTAGCAGAAATCAAGCGCACACGACCCGACACTATCATCATTCCGGCATTTGAAGATGACAGAAAAGATCAAACTGACATTGATCTAAGTCACATTTCTGTCGTAGAACTGTCAGCACTTGGGACCTCGTTAGATGAACTTCGAAAACTTGCTAATCCATTATTGGATGTTAGAAAATGTCATATGACTGATGAAAATAATCGTATGTTGTTTCATAAGATTTTAGCAGCAATAGAAACTAACGAAACACATATTAGACTATCCCAAGCTGATTTAATAAAACCTGTAGGTCCGTTTACAAAATATTTCGTGGATGATAATGGCAGAACAAACATCTGATCTAAGCTGGTCAGCTTACGACTTTACAAAAATACCATACGACGATATCGTGCGTGTGGGACAACGAACTCTACTGTACAGAGACCTATTTACGGTTAGTTGGTTACTCGGAAGATTCTGTAACTACAGGTGCAGCTATTGCTGGCCGTATGCCCGTAGCGATAAGAAAGATCATCGCCCCACTGAACTATGTTTAGCAACAGTAGACGAGATTAAACGACAAGCTCGCGAGCGTAACTTCAATAGTTTTCACTTTAGTCTAAGCGGCGGCGAGCCTACCTTTCACCCCGGGTATATTGACATTCTTAATCATCTAAACAATGATGCAGAAAATACAAACTATACCAGTGTACACATGACTACAAATATGAGTCGTAGCCTACGTTGGTTCAAAGAAGAATACTGTCCTGCGGTTAGTAAGTTTCATCGTGCTAGTATCACTGCTAGTCTACATACTGAGCACGTTGACACACCTGAAAAGATGCAAGACTTTGCGGACAAGTTGATATTATGTCAAGAACACGATGTACAAGTAACTATCAATATGGTCATGGTACCTGAATGGTTTGAACGTGATTTTGTAAACGCTCAGTTCTTCCATAATCAAGGAATCAACGTAACACTNAAACCACAAAGTGATCCCACTGCCAGTCGAGTGGTAGATGGATATACAGACGAAATGTTAAAGCGTCTGCATAACGGTATGCCGCAACGTGCATTTACTGAAGACAAATCATCAAAGACCAAGTTAGTTACACGACCCGAACCTAAGTTTTTTAAAACACCCGATCCAATATATAAAGAAGAACATACAAAAATTCCTCAACATTTTCAAGTTGAGTTTGTTGACAAAACTAAAAAAGTTTGGTACATGGATCAAGCTGAAAGATTTAATGCATTTAACTTTAACAAGTTCAACGGCTGGGAATGTAGCAGTGGTTATCGCGGAATCATTATTAGAGAACCCGACGGCAGTATCAAACGTAGTTATAGTTGTAGTGATGCCCCTCTTGGAAATATCGAAACCGGATTTAAGTTATTTAACGGACCGGAACCTTGTATAAGTCCTAGCTGCGTAAGCAGCGCAGACAGCAAGATTCCTAAACGTGCTCCTGGTACTAAACTGCCGTTGTGGCCCGGAGATACTAGTTTTGAAAACTTTTCAGATATTCCGCGGCAGGATCAATAGTTAGATATCTGTCGTAGTTATATTGTATAGTATGCCTCCATATGTCATACACTTGTTGTTTTTTTGATACTGATAGTGAGTTAATAAACTTAATTTTGTTAGCAACATACGATAACTCGTCTAAGAAGTTAGGTTGCCGGCAAAACTCTAAATACTTATATTCTCTAAATCCGTAATATTTTAAAAGAGTACCGATATGTTGCCCGCCAAGCGGTATAAATGGAACACCAGAAATAATAGCCATAGCTGTTTTTTCTGTCAAGAAAGAATTTGTATTAGTAAATGTATTAAGTGAGTAAGGCCAGAATGTTTCTAATACAACTGAAAACATAAAATCTTTTTGCGGAAACGGTAACACTCCTATGAATGTGTTAGCGTCGATAATCTTTATTTCGTCTAATTTTGATATTTGATAACTGTTAACAAAGTCTACTGTGTTTACTAAGTTGGTAAGTTTTAATCGATCACAATCTCTATAAAATGCGTCTTTTGCCGGTAGTAGTCTACTATATCTTCCCACACCGTTTACTAAATTTTCATGTTCCATCTTCATGTAAAATAGCGAACGACTAATGCGAGGCTCCTTACTATAAGACTGCCACACTAAAGTATTGCTATCAATTTTCTTGTTATTGATCTCGTTAAACAACTGATCTCGTTGGCTAATCAGCATTTGATTTAACTGATTTCCTTTTGAATTATAAGCAAAGAATGGTCCTGGAAAATTTATCAACTGTTTTTTAATCTTATTATCATTTACTCTTGGTTCAGCAATTTGATTGCTACCCACAATAATAAACTTCAAGTCTTTAATATGACGAAAGTTTGCTCCGTTATTAAAGTTTAGTATCCAATGCTGATCATCTAACACTTGTTTAGCAGTTTCATAATGATTGATCATCTCCATTGATGTATCTAAAATTATAGGTATATTATACTTTGTAAGTAGATCTAAAAAATCAGGATCCATCATTAAAAAGTTAGACACGTGAAAAGTGTCTAAGTTATGATAGCACGATATAAAATAGAAAACATCTTTCTTACCGTCGCAGATAGTGTTGCTATTTTTTATAAAGTTTTCTATAGATACGAATGTTATATGGTCCGAATCAGCGTCATGTAATAGTTTTCCTATTTCACTTAACCAACCCGGCATAGTATTTTCAGAAATCATCCTATTGAATGCTTTACTGTAGAACTTTTCTAAAAAAGTTACAACGACATTGTCTTTGATCTCGTCTACAATAAAAATAGCTTGTTTCACGATGCAGTTACTAGCAAATGCCAGCCTAGTTCTTTTCTAATAGCTTGTTTAACACATTCAGACATGTGTTCAAACCACGGTTCTAAAATGTAGTTGCCTTGTTTATAAGGTTCAACTTGATACATAAAACAATGATCTTGCTCTATACAATCGATTGTAAACTTATCATCGAGTAACGCATGTACTTTTTCTCGTGTGTAAACTTCAGCGTATGGACAATCAGCTTGTGCTTCAAACTGGTCCAACCCTTGTTTAATCATTGCATACTTCCACGAGTTTTCTGCATACACCATAAACTTAAACTTTCCGTTAGGTAATAGCATAGTTCTAACTAAGTCAACAACTTTAGTAACATTAGGATAATGATGTAATACGCCGAAGCTATAGATTAAATCAAACGATCCCAGCTGTGATAACTGGTCGCTAGTTGCGTCTAAGTTCAACAGAGTACCTTGAAGATTATATGTTTCAAATCTGTCTTTAGCAATGGCTAAACTAGCAGTACTGATATCAATACCGGTATAATCTGCTCCTGCTTTGACAAACTCGATAGCGTCAGTACCAATGCCGCAGCCTATCTCTAAAACTCGTTTTCCCTGCCATTTATTAAAATCTGCAAACTTTAATATATGAGGTTCGACATGATATCTTTTATTTCGAACTTCTTCGAAGTATTCTTTTGAGCCGATTGGGAACAAACTGTGCTTTACATTACACGGTTGATTATTCCAATATGATCTAATATTATTTTCTAGTGTTTCCATAATGTATTACTGTGCAGCCTTCTATATTGGGCATACGTCTCCACGGATCAATAAACACTGTGCCTTCTTTGAAGTCACAATACAGTTCGTTTTTAGATTCGTTACCGGTGTAGTTGTAAGTAATGTCAGCATTGTGTGCCATAAGCACTACCCCTTGTATAGATTCTTTAACGGTATCTCCAGTTAACGGATCGATGTACACTGGATAGTGCCCCATCTCTTTACAATAGTGACCGATCAATAAACTATAACTACCGTCGCAGTAGGCAACTTTTGGTTTGTACGCCTTACCGTGTATATAGATAGACATGTTGGTTTTTTCTGCCCACGCTACTAGTTCTTTTGCTATATTTCTTGCTTGTATTTCTCGAGAATCCATAATGGCTGCAAATAAGTCGTACCCAAGGTCAAGCTGTTCTGCCATATAGCGTAGTGCAATATTATCTCTAGGATGACACCCTCCGCCATCTCCCATACCGGCAGTCATGTATTGCGGACCCATGATACGCATAGTACTGTTAGCCAGCGCATTTGTCACAACATCTACATTGATGTTGCCTTGTTTAACTGCAACGTCTTGTATCATATTAACAAGACCAATCTTTGCACTGATGAATGTATTGTAAAAAACCTTGATACATTCGCACTCGTCCCATGTACCTATTTCGTAACGAGGATCGTTCTGCATTACAGTTTTATAAAACTTTACAAGCTCTTTAGCATCTCCTGTAGCAGTGCCGTCTTCTGTACCAATCATTACCATTTCGGGATTGACCATGTCCCATCCTACACTGCCCATAGCAATAAGATAGGGATTATACACAAATCTTGTATTGGTGATTAACGGAACAAACTCACGTCTTGTAGTTCCGGGTAATACTGTAGAGATCAGCACAAGTAACTGATCCTTAGTCATATGTGCATTTGCTTCTCTAATGCACTCTTTAACTATAGTGTAGTCAAAGTCCTTAGTTGGCAAGTGTGCAGTGGGTGCTCTACCATCATATGCAGGATCGTGCGGTGTAGGAACAGCGATAAAAACGATGTCGCATTTTGCAACCATCTTTTTGATACTGCTGATTTGCTTAACCAGCGTAGCATCTTTTGTTTCAACATCGTATCCAAATACGTTATGACCAGCGGCTGCAATAGCTTCTGCACACGGCAGTCCTAGTTTACCTATCCCAATAAAACCTATGTCTTTCATTTGCGTTCAATGTCCTCTTCATCACAATATGCTCCAAACTGTATCTCTACAATTTTACAAGGATAGCTGTACGGGTTGTGCAGTTGGTGCCATTCATTTTCTGCTACATCCACTGTTTGATGTTTTGATATCAATCTTGAAGGCAATATATAACCTGAATCCATTTGCCTACTAACATTACACATACCTTCAACTACATGCCAGTGTTCAGATCTAAACTTGTGGCGTTGCATAGATAACTTCTTGTCTGGCATTACTGTTAACTCTTTAACTTTAGTTCCGTCATGGTCGTATATAACACGATAGTTCCCCCACGGTCGTTCAGTCCTAGGGTTCTTCCATTCATCTAACAGCCAACTACTTGAGTTTAGTTTATTATCGCCGCCGACACCAAATACAAACTCTAGCTTATCGCTTACTAGACTCATCTCTGGAATATTGTCAGTTGTTCTATCCCCACCGTTTGCAAAGATAATATGATCATTAAGATATGATTGTCTAACACTAATAATAGCATCACATGCGCTGTTGTCATCGTCATTAAATGTTATGACTCTGTCAACCATTATTAAATGTTCTATTATTGATTTACGTTCTGCTAAAGGCATGAATGGCCTACCTTTTTTACGGGTAAGCCATTCGTCTGAATTAACACCTACGATTAAAATATCGCCTAGTGCTTTAGCTGCTTTAAAATATTCAAGGTGCCCTGAATGTAAAGGATCAAAACCACCAGTTACTAATATTACTTTTCTCATAGTAATATTTATCTGCGTACATTATAGTCCAGTAGCTAATGGAAATATTGTTGAAATTACATGGGCACAGGCCCGTGCAATCTCCATGTGTTCCTTCTGTGTACCATTGCCATCTCGTACATCAATGTAATGGATCCATGAACGTAGGCTACCATTCATATACATGCGGCTTTCGATTAGACCTTCGGGTAATACAGCACGAGCTTGTTCTTTAGCAATACCGTTAGCAATAGCCCATTCGTATTCACGTTTGGCTGCATATATCACTCGTTGCTGTGCTCGGAACCATTCGTTTTGTAGCAGTGTGTCGTCTGTTACAACACTATTTTGTCTATTTTTTTCGTCTTGTAGTCTTGCTTCGCGAGTAACAAAATTTAAATCTTTTGTTGGATCTGCATAACGTTGACTAAACTCTTGAAATGCAAAACTTCTATGACGTAAAATTTGTCTAGCAATGTCTCGTGTAGTTGTGATTTCTATACAAGCTGATACCATTTCAAGTGGTGACCAATGTGCGTTTTTAATCAAGTACTTGATTAACTTCTCACTAGTTTCGGTATTGAGTTGATTGCTTGGATTGCTTACACGAGCACAAAATGCAACAAGGTCTTGTGCATCCTCAATACCTTGTTGTTGAAACTCTTCTGTAGGTTGGCTGTATGATACTAGTTTAACTTTCATTTTAACTTTTTATTTTTTAAGAACTTAGAAGTATGTTTTTTAATATCTTTTTTTATTCGATCTGTGTCTAGTTTAAAATCAATATTTTCTATGTTATCTTCGTACTCAGCTACAATTTCTTTGATCTGATTCTCAAAGTTTTCCCAGTTCCGAGAAGTATCTGAGTCAATATCTATTTCCCAAACTTTATCACTCTTAAATGTAATCCTAACTGAACTGAGGTACCGAAGCGGGACTACATTAAGTGTAATCTCTCCAAATACCTCAGGCCAACGGTCTACTACTTCTTTGGGAAGATTCTTCCCATGGGTCATTTTGCTTTCTTGGTCGGCAATAGTAGTTCAGCCTGTCTACGCATTTCTGCAGCCATCTTGCTTAACTTGTCAGCTTCACTGCGGAAACGTTTAGCTTGATCTTCTGTAGAAAGATTTTCCATTACTGGTTGACTCTCTTCAGTTACAGATGCAGATGTTGTTTTAGCAGATGGGCTAATGTCTTTTACTTTAGCAATCTCAACTACTTCAACGTTGTCTGGAACTGGGTTTTTAACTGCTAAGTCATTAACACTTACGCCTTGCTGTTCTGCAATCAACTGATTGAGTTCGGACAAGTCAATACGTGTTTGAAAGTTAGGTAACATTTCAACTTGATCAGTTGCTACCTTTACCAATTTTTGTTTAGCGTGTAACGATGGTAACATTGTACTACCATCTGAAAACTTAGCTCTAGCCAAAATATCTGCAAACTCTAGGGATGCTTGGCCTGCAGGCGATTCAACTAATGAAATTAATGAATCGTGCATTTGGTCTTCTAAACTCTCAGTAGGAATAACTAGGCAATAGTTAGACTCGCCGGGTAATGTCCTAAATGCTACTAAGCACTTTCTACCAGTTGTTTTAATTCTACCTACGTGTTTAATATCTGCCATGTTATTCTCCTTGTGGTGGCGNTTGTTCTGGTGCTGGCGGTACAGCAGCCAAGAACTTGCTCAGACGATCATAAAGCACACCTACGCTGCTCAGTTCACCTGCTTTGAATGCACCGCGTTGAGTAACAACGTCAATCAGACTTTTCATAGCAGCGAGGTCATTGATGTTTAGTTCAATGCGTTCTGTGCTGTCAGTTGTTGGTGCTTCGGGTGCGGTTTGTTGTTCGACTTGTTCGGTCATTTAGTTTCTCCTTGGTTCTTTTTTACGCTTTCTAAGAAAGCTGTTAGTTTGTTATAAGTTTGTCCAACTACCATCATTTCGTTGGGTTTAAAAGTGCCACGTGCGCTGGCAATATCAATGATGCTTTTCATAGCAGACAAATCATTCAATGTTAGTTGAAGGTCTGTATTTTCTTCTGGTGCTGATTGTGTATTTTCTTCAGACATATGAGATCTCCTCGTACAATATATATGCTTATGATTTATCTATTAACGCAAATGTGAATAGGTTAATCTGAAAAAACTTAGCTCTTTTTCCTGTTCAAAACCTATTTTAGTCATGTACGCCATAGTATTGTCTGAAATATCCAAACATTTCCCAACATAATAACGACCATTTAAGTTTTGATAAATCCATTTATCAATACTGGCAGTTACTATAGGGCTGTACTTTGATATTATAGTATAATGAAAGTGNTGCGCTGGGAATGAGACTTTTCTCAANCCCAGCGTATTAAGGCTGTTTACTTTGCCGTTTTTTAAAGCCATTATTAACTATGAGCTTCTTCGTCGTAGTATGCGTGAGCACCAAATGGNGGAACAATAGNAGTATTNCCGTGAATGATAAACACTGTATCNCAGTAGTTTTCNTCACCCCAGCTACCCCAAGGATAACCGTCTGTAAACATAATGAACTTCTTAGGATTAATATCATTAGCCTTCATGTAATCCCAGTTGGCATCAAACTCAGTACCACCACCGCCCATCGGTTGGTATTCAGTAATGTCATTGCCGCCGTATCCGTCAAAGTCCTGTTCGTTATACACTTTAGTATCAAAGCACCACACTTTAATATTGTAGTCTTTGTACTCGTCCATAATGCCTTTAATCTCTGTCAAAAAGTCTTTAGCTTGAGTATCGCTGATAGAACCTGACATATCAATAGCAATGGAAATATCAATAGTCTCGTCAAAGTTCATGCCTGGCAAGATTACACCAGTATGCCAACCTTTGCGGCTTGGACGAGCAAATGTGTAGTCGTTACGAATAGTGCTTTGGATNTGCTGACGAAGAATCTGACGCCAGTTCATCTTAGGCTCAGTTAGTTCACGAATCATTCGCTGAATCTCAGCAGGTGTATTGCCTGCACCAGCAGCCTGCGCCGCCGCAATAGTAGCTTCGCGAATCTCGTCTCGAATCTGTTTGAGTTCTTCTTTACTGTATTGCGGCCTACTACCTTGACCTGGTTTGTTGCCTGCACCGTCACCTTCCCAATCAATNTGCTCGTCTAACAACTGACCTAATGCATCTAAGCTCTTGCCGTCTTCTTCTTCGTANATTTCGTCGTAAACTTGTTCTGCACTTTTGCCATAGTGCTTAACATCATGATAAATGTTAATACCTTTAGGCTGATCACCAATTCGATCACGTACCAACTGTCCGTTAGTAACATAGTCAATGGCCGCGTTCCATATTTTCTTATCGCGACCTTCTGTGCGGCTAATGTGATCAAACACATTATGTAAGATTTCGTGTGCTACTACAAACTCAACTTCTTTAGTAGATAGCTTTTCAAAGAATGGTCGGCTATAAAACAAATGACGTCCGTCGGTGGCAGCAGTATTGCACCAATCACTAGCGTCGACAATTTTCAGTCGGGTAGCCATGTTACCAAAAAATGGATGGCGAAGTAGCAGGCCAATACGTGCTACAATAATCTTATCAATAACAGGGTCTAGATGTGACATAGTTTTGCTCCAAATGTATTTACTACAGTATATATTATAACACCGCCCTTAGGCGGTGTCAAGCAGTTTATTTGGATTTCAACGCTTTTCTGTAGCTGCCGCAATGTACTTACCATATTTGGCATGGAAGTCGTCAAAGCATTGGATCTCATCTGGATCNAACGGCAACTGATATTGGGTAAGGGCAAGTTTGGTACCCATAACAACCAACTCAGTTTCAAAATTATCCATCATGAACTGGAAGAAGCAGTTAACCTTCTCATTAAACTTCTTGTCGTTCTTATCAGCGGCATCTTTGAGCTCGTAGCACAATGACACAGTTAACGAGTACATAGCACTAATTTCCTTAGTGTCCATTTTCTTAACTTTGCCGTCAAGGATGTCTGTTGGGTTAGGCAGTTTAGAGGCAATCCTACGATGAGCCATAAACTTAATAGCCAAACCTTCACCAACTGCACCCGATACCAAATCAGTCAATGTGTTTTCGTCTTCGTCTTCATCAAACAACAGTTCGGACACAAAGGTCCATGNACGTGGAGTAGCGAATGCTTTAGAGCCGCTTCTTGGATCAAAGTCATACAGATCCTTTTTAGAGAACTGCAAGAAACCTGCAACGTCTTTATGGATACGGTTGTCAGTAGCCCAGCCAAACCAGTCATCGAAGCTAACAGCCATTTCCAAGTGAACAAAGCGATTAGCCAGCGGCGCAGGCATACGATACGTAACACCCTTGTCAGCTTCACGGTTACCAGCGGCAACGATCAAGACATTGTTGGGCAGTTTATAAGTACCAACACGGCGATTCAAAACCAACTGATAAGCCGCTGCCTGTACAGCAGGAGCCGCTGAGTTCATTTCGTCCATAAACAAGATAATGTGTTTATGTTTTGCAGCCAATGCTTCGTTTGGCAGTTCAAGTGGAGGAGCCCATGCCATTGTACCAGTGTTGGCATCAAAGAATGGAATGCCTTTAATGTCAGTAGGTTCCCACAAGCTCAAACGGATATCAATCACGTGGGCTTCAAGCTCTTCACCGAGCTGTTTAACAATATCGGATTTGCCAATACCTGGAGGNCCCCACAGGAAGATTGGACGTTGTGCTTTGAATGCACGTCGGATTGCTTTTTTGCCAGATTTTGGACCAACGGTGCGTGAAATGATTTCGCTCATAAATACTCCAGGGTTAAAAAATGTTTAAACTAACTGCCTATGTATCTATTATAGCGCCGTTAGCACTATACGTCAAGCATTTTTTAAATGTTTTCGCCCGTTTGAGCATCTTTCTTTCGAGCATTTATAGCTTTTACTAATCCGTATTTTCGGATATCGTCCGAAAACATGTAAAGCTCAAACGATTTTTTCTCCGAAAAAACAGTTAAACTTTGATTAGTTAAAAAGTATGGGCAGTCCAAAAAATGATCAAAAAATATGATAGTTTGGGGACTAAGTTCAATCCGATCTGTGAATGGGATTTCGTATTCTTGTAGCTCTAGTTCAGTGACTAAGAAGGCGTACCCTTCTTCACTAAGGCGTAAACCACCGCCTTCTTTAGTACGCTTACTTTGCCACAACTTGTGTAGATGTAGTTTAACGTTAGCCTCGTCTGTACTACGGTTAAGCGAGTTTAAAAAAACTTTTGTATAAGTTTCTCTGGAAATCATAATAGATCTTTTACTTCTTCAAACACATGTTCGCTAAACATATTATTAGTAATTGGCCCAGCATGTGAATTATCTCTAGCCTTGTCTACTATACTAGGAAATTCACATTTTAGTCGAGTAAGATTGTTTAGCTGTTCATTAACCTCAAAAATCTTAAAAGAAGCTGTTGCTTCAATGCCATTAGTCCATGTAGAATAAAAAACTTTAGTTTGATATCTTTTACAAAGTTCGTTGACCAACAGTAAAGATTTTACAGATTCCAGCATACTGTAGTCTGGGTCAAGTAGTAATTCTTTAGATTGACGGATTATTTGATTTTGCCAATAGTCCAACGGGTCACCTGCAATGCTAGTATGGTAGTTCGACGAGCCCCTTGCGCTAAACTTTATTGATTTTTTAAATGCTCTAAACAATCTTCTTTCTAACGGCGGCAACAAAAAGAAAATGTATTTAGGTTTGAGTTGGTCTATAAATGCATGAAGATATAATGTTTGTAGATCTATGCTTGCACCACCTGCTGCTAAAGACCAATAAGGAATATTAATATTTTTGTATTCTTTTATTTTTTCTAATAATCTATAACTCCACACATCTTCTAAATTAAGACCAATACCTTCAGTAAAACTACATCCTAAAAATAATATAGGAAGTTGTGATTCCGCTGAAAAAGAATCACATCTAAATCCGTGTTCGTTGTGATTGTAAACTATTTCTTGATAGTTAGGATTCCAGTTTTCGCGAAGATCCCAGCCCTTTTCAGTTAATGTTTGATTTCCGTCCCCGGGGCCGCGGCCTAAATTTAACAAATCTAATAACTGTAGATTTGGTAAAATCATTTTAATATTTCGCCGGATGTTAGTTTTACCACTTCAAACTCTTGGCAGTTAAACATCTGATTTAACTTTTTTGCTAGGTTAATGGCATGTCCGGGGTTTGAAAAACTAACTTTCTTATATTTTGGGCCAGGATAGCTGGTTAAGCTATTTGCTGATTTTAAGTTAAACGGTTCGTTTTTATAAAAAACNGCCCAAATTGCTTCAGCCTCCAAGATCTGCTCGCTCTTGTAGGTTTTTTTGTTAACGTGTTCTAATAGCACCTTTGGTTTAGGTCTGCTCATATATGCGTCCTTGATATATACGCATATATTTATCATCAAGCCGAGCCAAAACCTCCGCCGTCCATGCGAACTGAAATATCGCCGGTTCCCTGAGATTGCTGTAGTTTGGCAAATAACATATCTTGATCTTCTACTATCTTAGCCATAACTTCACCTAGACAAAAAGCCAGCAGTTTAGCAGTCTTAATATCAAGTTTAAGTTCTTTTTGTTGCCCTAGTTCAGCAGCCTTGACCTGTTGCAAAAACTGCTGAACTGGAACTGTATTAATCGGACTTGGCATTGGATAAAACCTGCTTCATTTCTAAATCAGTTTTAAACGGACCTTTGTTTTCGTATCGTTCAATAGTGATAAGTTTAGGACAAAAACTTTTAACCCAGCCTTTGTCAAATCTAATAATGTAGTATCCAGCACAGTACAAACTTTTACTAGCATCGCTCTTAGTAAACAATGGTAATTTTCGTTGTACATTGTACACTGGATTAAACGGATGACAACTAGTGGGATATCCGTATACATCACGTACATCTTCCTGTGTGCTGATAGTAGTTTTGATTTTACCTTCAAAGAAGTNGGCGCCAAACGCTTTAATCAGTTCTTCTCGTTTACCAAAGAAACTGCTACCGTCATTTGAGCTTAGTACAAACTTGTTGTTGTCTTTCTTGTGTAGGGTTCCAATCTTTTCTCCGCCTTGTTCTACAATCCAAAATTTTCCATCTACAATAGGTTTTGCGGTAATCTGAGTCATTGTGTATTCCTTGGTGTGTATTTTGCCTGTAAAGGTTCTGCAAATGATTGAATACTATCAATCATACGCTTCATATTATATAAGTTGCAAAACTTCATTAGTCTAAGTCCTACTTGATCAACAGACTTAGCATGTGCATTAGTAGCAATAGTTTCTTTAATAACAGCTTTAATATCGCTAGGCTGATGTTTAAGATCAATCAACTGACGATTACGTTCGTAGTCGTCTAGCACTCTATGCTCTTCGCCATTATGGTCTACCCAACGCTGAAGCATCATATTATTCCACGCAAAGCCTTTGTTACTACGATCCTTAAATGCTTCTTCCAGCTTGTTCTTGCGAACCTTAGGATAGGCACTGAATACATTGTCTGAACTATCGCCACGCATACATTTTTCAAACAAGATCCATTCGGGATTAGGGATATCTTTNGGCTCGCCAGTTTTAGTGTCCTTAACCATTTTACCTTTTTTATCAAAGATACCTTCGATAGTAGTAAGTGTCTCTGCTACACCGTTATACTGTTTAACATTGGGAGCAATCAACTGATGGAAGTCGCTGTCTGTCGAGATAATCACATGGTCATCATTTGGATGATCAGCAATCCAACCAGCAATAAGATCGTCAGCTTCAAGCCGCGAATGCTGAAGTACTGTGCTATTACTCTTGTTTATAATGAAGTCTTTAAATACATCAAATGTTTCCCAGAACAACTTGTCTTCTTCTGCTTCCTTAACAGTCATAGCCGCACGAGTTTCAGCGCGATTAGCCTTGTACGGTTTGTAATAGTCTTTGCGCCACGACCTTCCTTCTAGACAGAAGACCACGTGCTTCCCTCCAAAGTCTTGCCACGCTTTCTTGATACTGTTAAAAGTAATGTGTAGAGCCATGCCTAGTTTAATGTCAGCGTCTCCGCGAACAACGTGTCTAGCACGGAAGAATGTATTAGCAGTATCAACTAAAATATATGTCATGAAACTTCTGATTTGCCTTTGCTGATTGGTGTTACGTTAATAAACCCGGCACCTCTTGATGGATCCTGACCTTCGTCTGCTAGTATGTTTCTAGCCAAATCTCTAAACCAACGATCAACAATCTCTTCATCTGGATCACCATCAAATCCGTAGCCGGCACGTTTTAATTCTAACACAAACTGGGGGTTCCAGTCAAGCTCAAAAAAGCCATTTCTAATGTTATCTTTGTTAATATGAGTATCTAACACTGCCACCCACGGCTCACCTTTAGCAGTAGCACGAGCTTTTGGAGTCATCTTAGCAGTCTCTTCTGCTTTTGTTGCAGCCTCAGCCGCATCCAATGCTGCTTTAGCAATAGCTGTTGATTCTTCTGCTGCCTTTACTGCCGCATCGGCTGTTGCCTGACTAGTAATTCGAATCTTATCTAGTCCAGTAATCTTTTCAAAAAGTTTTTTAATCATTATGTTCCCCACTCATTTTTAAATAGTGGCACTTGTAAACGGTCACTATAACGTAAGCCGTTTTTCATAGCCAATATTGCTACGTTTTTATTATTCATTGCGTAGACACTTTCTACACCGCCCACAGGCATTAGATAAACGTGGCCTTTAAATCCTGCTGTACGAAAAGCCGCAATAGCGCACTCGGCNTCAGCAAAGTCTTGTTCAGTTGCAATAACAAATTTCAAATATGCTGTGCCAACTTCTTCGTATTCGCATACAATCTCTGGACAAATAGCATCTTCCCACTTTTCGCCACTGCACGGCAGTTTAGCACTTACACTAAATGTAAGTTCTCTGCCTACTACACTATTCCATCTTTTTAGAAAACCTTTAAACTCTGGTGTAAGTTTCTGAGTACCGTTTGTTTCAAACGTAATCTCTTTTAAGTCACGCATCTTAGTGTTGTTAATCAAGTCTGGATAAGCACGTTGCCAACCTAGCAACGGTTCGCCGCCTGTAATAACCAAATGTTCATCTTTCCAATGATCCTGCGGAAGAATTTCACAAATGCGATCTGCTATTGCTTCACTTGTAAGCATTGGACTTAGATCTTTAAAGTCCGGATGCCAACT